CCGCATAATCTCTCCAGCTTCTCAGCAAGCTGTGGAGACTCGTCACGCTGAGATCATGGAAGCTATCTTTGGTCAAGGTGAGTTCTTTGACATTCAAGATGATGTCCTAGATGTCAACGGTAATCCATTTGATGTTGAACAAATCAAGGTTCAACTCCACGAAGACTTCAAGAGAGATAAGATTAAGAAGTCAGTAGATCACATTGAGTTGATGGCTGAGATCTACGGTACTGGTATTGGTGAGATCATTGTTAAGTCTGAGAAAGAGTACATTCCAGCTACTCAGGCTATCCCCGGTATCGCTAACGCAGCAGCCATTGGAGTTCAGGAGAAGGATCGTGTTGCAGTTAAGATCAAGCCTATCAATCCTAAGAACTTCCTTATTGATCCTAATGCTGATTCCATTGACGATGCTTTGGGCGTTGCTATCGAGAAGTATGTTTCCATTCACAAGGTGGTTGCAGGTATTGAGAATGGCATATACAAGAAAGTAGACATCACACCTCAGTACGATGACTCTAAGCTTGAGCCAACACAGGATCTACGAGCCTTTGAAGATGACAAGGTAAAGTTGTTAACTTACTATGGCTTAGTGCCTCGTGAGTACTTAGAAGGCTTGGAAGAGGGTGACAGTGAGATCACAGACCTGTTCCCAGATGACTCCGTAGCTGATAACCACTCAGACCTTGTTGAAGCTATTGTTGTTATTGCCAATGACTCAATCCTTTTGAAGGCTGAAGCTAATCCTTACATGATGAAGGACAGACCAGTTATTGCCTACCAAGACGATACAGTCCCCGGTCGCTTCTGGGGTCGAGGTACGATGGAGAAAGCCTACAATATGCAGAAGGCTATTGATGGTCAACTTCGTGCTCAGATGGACTCAATGGCTCTAACCACAGCACCTATGATTGCTATGGACGCTACAAGGCTTCCCCGTGGTGCTAAGTTTGAGATTAAGCCCGGTAAGGCTATCTTGACCAATGGTGCACCTTCTGAGATCTTGTATCCCTTCAAGTTCGGTCAGACTGATGGCAGCTCAGCTGTAGCAGCGCAGAACTTTGAGCGTATGCTTCTACAAGCTACAGGCACAGTTGACAGCGCAGGTATGCCATCTAACGTACCTCGTGATGCAGGTGCTGGTGGTATGTCTATGGCTATGGCAGGTATAATCAAGAAGTACAAACGTACCTTGAGTAACTTCCAAGAAGACTTCATGATCCCGTTCATTAACAAAGCTGCCTTCCGTTATATGCAGTTTGACAGTGAGCGTTATCCTTCAGTTGACATGACATTCGTACCTACAGCTACTTTGGGTATCTTGGCACGAGAGTTTGAGCAACAACAGATGATTGGACTCTTGCAGACACTTGGCCCTAATACGCCAGTATTGCCATTGATCCTTAAAGGCATCTTGCAGAACAGTTCATTGTCTAACCGTGGTGAGTTGATGAAGGCTTTGGATCAGATGTCACAACCTAATCCTCAAGCTGCTGAAGCTCAACAACAGCAACAGATGGCTCAGATGCAACTTGCACAAGCTCAAGTAGCTGACTTGCAGTCTAAAGCTCAGAAACAACAAGCTGAAGCTCAGAAAACCATGATTGAAGCTCAGATGATCCCTGAAGAGCACCGTGTAAAGATTGTTCAGGCAGCTGCAACTAACCTAGATAACGGTGGTGACTTTGAAAAGCGTCTGAAACTGGCTGACATGATGCTCAAAGAGAAGCAAGTTAACCTGAAAGCTGCTGATATTGCCTCCAATGAGCGTATTGCAAGCCTTCAGATGATGAACAAGTCAATGAAGCAATGAAATTGATGTAGAAGCAGTAAATAGTTAACAAAAGACTTGACAAAGTGTTGTTTTTATGCTACAATAACACTATTGTTAAGTACTACATAGAAGGATAAGCCTTATGGCCCCTGATTTACAGAAATATTACGAAGAAACCTTTAATACGATGAGTACTAAGGGTTGGGGCTTCTTAATTGAAGACTTTGAAGAGATTAAGGTTAGTTTAAACAATTTATCTACTGTCAACGATACACAAACACTATTTTATCGTCAAGGACAGTTAGACATTATTGAATTAATCTTAGGGCGTAAGGCTACGTGTGAGAAGGTGTATGAGGAGTTGTTAAATGACTAAGCGTCTATACGACTTCGTATGCCCTAACGATCACGTAACTGAATCGCTGGTTGATAGCGATCATACCACAGCTAAATGCAAGGTATGTAGTAAGGACGCTATCAGGGTTGTATCCTCCCCAAGGATAAAGCTGGATGGTTGCTCAGGCGATTTCCCTTCAGCTTCCGACAGGTGGGTACAGGTAAGAGCTGAAAAGCTCAGACAAGAAAAGAGACAGAACGCATCCCACGAAGGTGACTAATTCTGAATTCAATTATAACACTCCTAGAACCCGTACAGGGCAGGACGAAAGGTAGGTATGGCTCTCATTGACCATGAAGAACTGGGTAGAAGTGAATTTGACGCAGTAGAAGAACAACAGGCAGCTCGTAGTAATACAGCTCCTGCACAGACTCAAGAAGATTCTCCTAGAGTTCCCGACAAGTATCGGGGTAAAAGCTTAGAAGACATCGTGACCATGCACCAAGAGGCTGAAAAGCTTATTGGTAGGCAAGCTCAGGAAGTAGGTGAAGTTCGACGATTAGCAGATGAACTTATTAAACAGCAACTCTCCACGAAGCAAGCGACACAGCCTCCGCAAGTAGAGAATGAGATAGACTTCTTTGAAGATCCCAAGTCAGCGATTCAACGAGCAGTTACAAATCATCCTGATGTATTAGCCGCTAAACAAGCTTCAACACAGCTTCGACAAATTCAGACACAAGCAATGCTCACTAAGAAGCATCCTGACTTTGCAGACGTTGTACGTGATGGTGAGTTTATTGAGTGGGTTAAAGCCTCTCCCATGAGACTTAATATCTATGCAATGGCTGATGCTAATTATGATTTCAATGCTGCAGATGAATTACTCTCAACATTTAAACAGATCCGAACATCTAAAACACAACAAACCACAGATGCAGGAAATGCTGTACGCAAGCAAAACTTGACAGCAGCAGCAGTTGATGTTGGAGGTACTGGGGAATCATCTAAGAAAGTATATCGTCGTGCCGACCTTATCCGGCTACGTATGACAGACCCGAACCGATATGAAGCTATGGAGCCAGACATCATGGCAGCATACGCTGAAGGTAGGGTTAGATAACTTTTATTAATCAAAATTAAATTCTTAGGAGAATTATAAATGCCTTTAGGAACAGCTCACGTAACAGTCACCACAGGTGCAACGTTCATCCCCGAAATTTGGAGTGATGAAATCATTGCCACATACAAGAAAAACTTGGTGTTGGCTAATCTTGTTAAAAAGATGAACTTCAAGGGTAAGAAGGGTGACGTAGTTCACATTCCAGCCCCTACACGAGGTAATGCCTCAGTCAAAGCAGCTTCAACTCAGGTAACACTGATTGCAGCTACTGAGTCTGAAGTTACTGTCGCTATTGATCAACACTATGAATATAGCCGTTTGATCGAGGACATCGTCGAAGCTCAAGCTTTGGCTTCACTGCGTAACTTCTACACTGAAGATGCTGGTTATGCTCTGGCTCGTCAAGTGGATACATCTATCGTCCAAGTTGGTCGTAGCGTCCAAGGTGGTGGCGGTACAGCTGCTTACTCTGGTGCTTTCTCCGGTGCTGATGGTACTACAGCTTATGTTGCTGGTGCTAACACTGGTTTGGGTGCTCTGACTGATGCAGCGATTCGTCGTAGCATTCAGCGTTTGGATGACAACGACATTCCTATGGACGGTCGCTTCTTGATCATTCCACCTTCAAGCCGTAACACACTGATGGGCTTGGCTCGTTACACTGAACAAGCCTTCGTTGGTGAGTCCGGTGGTAACAACACAATCCGTAACGGTGAAATTGGTAACTTGTACGGTACTCCCGTATTCGTGACTTCTAACGCTGATACAACATCTGGCTCGACTGCTTGCCGTATTGCACTGATGGGTCATAAAGACTTCGCAGTGTTTGTCGAGCAACAAGGTGTTCGTGCACAGACTCAGTACAAACAAGAGTACCTCGGTACATTGTTCACTGCTGACACTCTGTATGGCGTGAAAGAGTTGCGTGACAACGCAGCAGTTGCTTTGGCAGTTCCTGCCTAAGTGAGTTAAGGGTTCCCACTGTAATAGGTGGGAGCCTTTTTAATGTATTAATAAAGAGTAGTACATCAGAAAGGTACACACTATCATGAAATTTAAATGCAAATCTACTAACCTTATCTATAACTTTGAGTTTGAAGTTGACATCATGTCTATGATGAAGCATCCAGATTACGAGCCTATGGACGAAGCTCCAGTAGAAGAAGAAACTAAACCAGCTAAGACAACTAAAAAATCTAAGGTAACACCAGATGAGAACAGTATCGACGGGTCTTAACCTTACAGCAGCTACCTTAACGACTGTTTTTACAGTACCTACAGGATACTATGCTAAATGTATCTTGCTGCATACTTGCAATACTGCACCTAGTAAACATATAAGTTTTAATTGGTATAGAAACTCAACAGCTACAACAGTTGCTGTGGTATCAGAACAAGTTTTATCAGCTAGAACAACTTTAGATTTATTAACTAATAGTCAATGCTTTGTTATGGAAGAGGGTGATTATATTTCAGCTCTTTCAGAGTCTGGAGCAACAATGTCAATTATTGCAACATTTGAACTTTATAGAAAAGGTGAGTAAAGATGGCTTACTCGAATAAAGATATTGTAGATTTTCTTGCTGCTAATCCGAATCTGACAGACGCGGAAATTGGCACAATAATGCAAAATACAGGCATAACATTAAATCAAATTGCCAATGCTTTAGCTGAAAATGCACAAGAATCTGGTTATCAAACTCAAACTGTTGCAAATGCTGAAACAGGTCAATTAGATATTAATACTCGTGACTTGGGTGCTGGATTTAATGCCTATCAAGATGAATCTGGAAAAACAAGCGGATTTAGCCGTGTTGATCCTGCCCGTCCTGACATGATTCAATTGTATGACTCAAATGGTAACTATTTGGGACAAGAAAAAGTTACAACTACTACACAAGATTTAATTAAAAACCTTGGCCCTATTGCTTTGGCTGCGGGTGGAACTGCTCTTGCACAAGGTCTTTTAGGTACAGAGGGTTTATTTGGCGGTGCTGGTGCTGCTACCGGAGCTGCTACAGGTACAGCAGGTATGACAGCTGCTGAACTAGCTCAACTTGACTTGGCTCTAGGCGGTGCAGGTGGTATGTTTAATCCTG